CAAAACCTTACTTTTGGTGGCTCTGATACAGCTGCAAAAGGGGAGCTTTATGGAGTAGGCTTTAAAATACATGTATTGGTAGATAGAGCTAGCACTATTACGATAGATGGAGAGCCCTATAAAGAAAGAAGATTGCTTAATTATCTCATGCTTAATAGCGCTAATGTACTTATGGACGTTAATTATAACAGCACTACGACAGAGGTTGTAGAGCGTCATTTTACAGGGTTTACAGATATTGGATATAATCCTGATTTAGAAATCTGGGCAGCCATGGCGACTATGGTGATTGTGTTTAAAAACAATAGGTGATAAATGTCTAAGATTGCTTTGGCAGGTAGACAGTTTCAACAACAAAATGTTTTTCGTTCTATAACTATAGGTTTACAACCATATCTCCCATTAACACAAAAATATAGATTAGGATTAGTTCCCCCATCGGGACCTCAACCCGGTCTTGGATATTTTAATATGGCACCCCAACCAGCTGGAGGAAGCACACCTCCTCAACCATGGCAAAAAAGAATAAATGAAGCTAACACTGGTGCCTATCAAAGAACACCACGTAAAGGAGAACCTAACAATTGGACTGCTGCTAAAAGACAAGCGGGTGCTTTAGCAACTGCCCCAGTTGCAGCTCAGAATTTAGGCTTTCTCTTTTCTAGAATATTAGATGGTAAATTAGCAGGTGGTATACAATCTCGTAATGCTGCTGGATTTAGGCAAACAGATGTTAACGAACTTGAAATTTTAATGTTGGGTAAAGAACTAGAAAAGTTAGACCCTGAAACATTTAAAGGTGAAAACAGTGAATTATCTAATGACATTGTGTTTCAAAAAACAGGTAAAACAATGAGTTCTGAAACCTTTGATATAATGTTTAGAGAAGCTGGTGGAAGTGCTGTACAAAAAGCTATAACTGATACTTTTGGTAAAAGTATGACTAAAAATACTACAGGTGTAGAAATGACAGTAGCTAAAGCACATACTCGAGGTGTTAAATTATTTTCAAGATTTGGTAAACGAGATGTTAAAGATGCTGGTGGTTTAGACAAAGCCTTTGAAAAACAAGTAAAGACTACACTCAATAAAATAAACAAAACAATTATTAAAAATGGTAAAAAATTAGACAATGTTGTCGATAAATTTAGTGATGTCCGAGCTACCTTTGGTACTACAACTATGCATGATAAATTTGCACGTGAGTTAATTGACCGTATTGGTAAACTAGCACACGCAAGTTCTAGTACTCAAGCTCAACAACTAGCTTACAACTACCAAGTTCCTTTGGGTACATTAGAAGAAGGAATGATGGGTATGGTAAGATTAATAGGAGGAACAAAACAAGGATGGCCTCAAATATTAGCTACCGATATGGGGGTACAATATGTAGGTGGAAGTGGAAGAGACTCAGGAAATATGGTAGATATGTTATTAACCGTGGCTCAAACCAATGAAAAAGCAATGGCTGAAAACTTTTTAGAAACAGCAGATAGAATACATTTAGCTTCTGCGGATTTAGCTATTTCTACTGAAGCAAGAATAGCGTCGGTAGGAGAAATGCAATATTCTGATGTGACCCAAAATATAGAAGGGGGTATCGATATTGTAGTTGGAGAGAAAAGTAAGAGAAGAGATGGAGTTACGGGTTTGTTACCAGCTCAAATAGCTGATGACTTATTAAGACAAATTAAAGAATTCTATTCCAACCCCGGATTTACAACTGATTTTGCTATCTTCTTTAAAAAACTATTACATTCAAGTGCCGATTTGTCTGATAAATGGCAAGAATCTACTCGAGGTAAAGGACGTGGTATGTCTGAAAAATTTATATATGGTGATAATGACCCTGCATTCAAAGGATATGGTGTGTGGAACGAAGGACAATACAACTGGCAAGATGAAATGATAGGGCAAAATTTATCTATATCTCCTTTCTTAACATCAAGAAGAGCAGGTGTATATGCGTTTGATGGTAAACAAGCTACTATATAGAGAAAGCTTTAAATAGTAAGTTGAAGTAATTAATACAACGAGTGGAATGTCTGTACTGAAAGTCTAGACAAAAAAGGAGTAAAAATAATATGACATATTTCCTAGGAAGAGATTGTAACGTATTTGTGACCACGGAGTCAACCACCAATAACAACGGAGGAACCGCCGCAGCCATTATCGTAAGTGGTGATGAAGTAGCATTTCAAGCAGCAGCTTCAGCAGCTAGCGGTGCATGTATACCTCCCCTAACAATAGGTGATGCAGCCAAGGGACAAATAAACGACGTGACAGGGATTGACCTGTCAATATCTGTTAGTGATGAAGATGTCGGACCTTTTCTAGGTAAGCCTCAAATAATGCAGAAGGTAGAACTCAGAAAAGAAACCGTAGTCACTATCACGCGCAAAAAATCGAATAACTTTTTCGATGTACTATTTAATGGTCCCGCAAATTCAGGTGACTTTATAGTAGGAGCCCCTAATAACAAAAGAATGGGAGCAAGATTTGGTGTCCAATATACAGGCAGTACTGGTGCGAAAATCGCAGACGGTGCTAAATGGATGGGAGACACCGACGATGTTGCCGGGGGAGTCAACTGTTGCTATGGATACAGATTACATTTAAGATTAAAACAATACGATTCAGTATCAACTGAGGAAGTATTTACAGTTAGAAACGCTGTTATAACTGGGCACACAGTGACCCTTAATGCAGATGGAGTAACCGAAGAAACAATAGAATTCACTTCTTCAGTAGCACCAACACCATTTACACCAACAGCCGCACAACCATCATCTGGATGGATAGACGTCACTATGACACCACTTTCGGAGCTCTGATAAGATGGTATTTTTCTTAGGTAAAGACGTTACATTTGGAATAACAACAGAAAGTGATAGAGGTATAGGAGTAACTCCAGCAGGACACGCTGCTTCACAAGTTGATGTAGGAACTTCACCAAGTGGAGACCTTGTAATTAAAGCTGGACCAACTCAATCATTTTCAACAATCGACCAAATAACTGCTGTTGATGTTAGTATTGGAGCTATGGATGAAGATATATCTTACTTCGGTATGCGCTCACAAACTAAAGCAGAAATTAAAAAGGAAACTACAGTTACTATAACACGCAAAAAAGAAAATGAACAATTTGATGTTCTTTTCAATGAAGCACGATATGGTACACAAAACGGCACAAATGCCGTATGGGATGGTTTAGAACAACCAGATAAATATCACGGATACAGACTATACATTCAAATAGATGCATCTACTGGTAATGATGAAACTATAACTGTTCCCGGATGTTGCATTCAATCTCACAGTGTTACAGTCAATACTGATGGAACGATGGACGAGACATTAGAATTTATGTCCTACATCACACCAACATACGCAACTGATGCAGATGATACTGCTATCGGTACTAACCTGTAGATAGAATAAATTAATTTGAGGGGGGCTTGTGCCCCCTTCAGGAGAAATAAAAATGGAAGAAAAGAAAATATGGTCAATGGATGACTTAGTAGCACTCACTGATGAAGTGCAAATTGGTGAAGTTGTTTTTAGAGGTGGAGTAGTAGAGTTCCAATATTGTGAATTAACAGAAAAAGAGGAACCAAAACTACCAGCTATGAATGACAATTTACCAGAAGAAGAAAAAATGGGAATGTATCAAGAACTCGGTTCAAAAAGAGTTATGAAAATGATACAAAAAGCAAATGAAAAGAACCCCGATGGACCTCTCATCTCAGAGGAACAATGGGCACTTATCCCTACTACGTTAAGATATGCTATATCTAATAACATTTTAGGCGCTGAGGAGTTAGCACAAGCAAATTTTCAGAACTGATGCTGGAATCGCCTGATGCGGTACTCCTATACATACCTTTGATGAAGGATTTAGGGATGCAATGGAGAGAAATAAAAAATACACCACGCCACGAACTGATTGGATTGCTTTCTGCACACGCAGAATACAGTGAATTTCATTCAATGGATGGTTATTCGGACAAGGATATTAGTGAAATGGCTAAAGATAGACCTGAAATACGTCCACAATACGCTAGATATTTAGAAAAGCGTAGGAAATTTGAGGATATGTTAGGAGAGAAAAAGAAAAGACCAACCTTTAGAGGATTAATATAATGGGTTTCGCAGGACAAGTATTTGCAGCAAGAGTCGCCATCGGATTAGCCGTCCCTAGCCCGCAGGCTATGCAGGAAGCTGGTGGAATGTTATCACAAGGTGCAGCAGGTATTTTCCAAAAGATAGCTCTAATGAGGCAACAAGCCTCAGCTAAGAATAGAGGCCTCGCTTTATCGGAACAACAGAAAACATCAGGATTATTTCAATCTAATCTCAAACAAGCTAATGCTTTAATGAATGCTGAAATAGAAAAAAGCTTAAAAAATCTTCAAAAATCAGGTAGAGATGTTGCAGGTTCATTTAGAAAATCTGGCGATTTGATGGGAGATAGCTTTTCTGGTTTAAAAAAGGCATCAAAGGATACTAAAGTAGGAGAAGACCTATTTGCAGGTATACAAAAGGGTATGAAACCTATCCAACGTATGACTCAGATGGTACAAAATTTAGCGAAAATGGATGCTAATGGACGCAGAGAAGTTTTGAGATTACAAAAAGAACAAGAACAAGCAGCAAAAGATGATTTTAGACGTTTAGATGAAAAAGACATACGTCTTAGAAAGGAGATGGAACAACTCCAAGCATCTGGTAAAGCATCTAAAGACGAGTTAAAAGCTATGGATAAAAAAATCCAAAAGAATGCTAAACTCAAAGCTGATGCTGAAAAAAGACTAGGTCAAGAAGTAAAAAATACTCGTAATTTAAAAACTGGAATTGCAACTGCTGAAAAATATAGAAAAAAGTTTGATGAGATGGCGCAAGCAGCAGCAAAGTTTGGGTCCAAAGTCACTTCGGTAGCTAATCACATTAGACAAGGATTTAACGTAGCTTTACGTAACTCTGTAGCCATCGCAACGGCGTTCTACTACAAGCTCAACCAAAGCACACAAGAACTAATCCAATTCGAGCGTGAATTACTAAATGCAAACTCTGTTTTTAACTTAACAAATAATGAACTTTTTAATGTCGGTGAGACCATAGTTCAGTTTGGACAACAATTTGGTATGGAAATGCAAAACGGTGCCACTGGATTGTACCAACTTGCATCGGCTGGTGTTAGTGCAAACGAAGCATTGTCTATTTTACCTGAAACATTAAAACTTTCTATGGCTGTTCAGGGAGACCACAATACTATTTCTAAACTTACAGCTCAAACATTGTTTGGTTTTGGTATGGAAATGAGTCAAGCAGCTGAAGTTACCGATAAGTTTGCTTTTGCTATTCAGAAATCTTTAATTGAGTATCAAGATTTATCAAGCGCTGTTAAGTTTGCTCTACCTTTCTTTACAAGCACAGGGCAAAGTATAGACCAATTACTAGGGGCTCTACAGATATTGACTAATAGAGCTTTAGAGGCTGGTATAGCTGGTAGGGGTCTTAGACAAGCATTGGCTGAATTTGCTGAAAGCGCTATGGATGCTGAAGTAGGTTTCCGTAAAATGGGTGTTGAGATATTAAATGCTGAAGGTGAAATGATGCAACTTACTGAGATAGCTTCTCAGTTTGCTGAAGCAGTTGGTCCTGAGACAGCGTCAAATACAGAGTTACTAACTACTCTGATAGAAGACTTGAATGTGCGTGGTGCTACGGCATTTATCCACTTAGTTCAAGCCTCTGACGAATTTACTCAAGCAGTAAAAGATACTGAGCAAGCTGGTGGTCAACTAGATGAGATGGTGCGTATTCAGAATGAATCGCTCTCAGCTCAAATACAAATCCTTAAAAATAATGTACAAGCTATTTTCTTTTTACGTGACGCTAGTTATGAAGGAACAGAATTTATGAATGCCTTTCATGAAGCGGTAGTAGAAATGGTTGCTACATTTAAAGATATGATAGTTACTCAAGAAAATGGCACATATGTCTTAACTACTTTTGGTCAAGAAGTTCAAGATGTAGCTGTCAATGGTATTAAAGTCTTAGCAGATTTGATGGAACAATTAGTACAAACTATAATGGACTTAACCGAAGAGGGATTAATCAGCACAGATATGTTAAAATTAATGGTTTTACCTATGGAAATTATGTTGGAGGTGTTAAATCGTATAGGGGCTGATGGTATCAAATTTATTATATATTTAAAATTATTAAACACTGTATTACCATTAGCTACTTTTGCTTTAAATGCTTATAATGCAGGACTTTTAACATCTTTAACATTGAGTAGAGCTCTAATAGGATTAACTGGTGTAGGTGCAGCCTTGGTAGCATACTCTATGTATGTGGGCCATAAAACAAAAGAACAAGGTTATGCAAGTGGAGGTTACTTAACAGCAATGGCTGGTGGTGGTAGAGCTGAAAAGGGTCCATATTTAGTAGGAGAACAAGGACCAGAACTCTTTATACCAGACAGTTCAGGGCAACTTTTAAATACTATGCAAACTAAAGAAACTATAGGAAGTGGAAAAACAGTGTTAAAAGACGTTTCTATAGGTATTGATTCATTCGGAGGATTAGTATGAGCAGCGCAGTAGCACGTAATACCTTTTACAAAAAACAAGATATAGATGATATCATCAATGTTAATCCATCTTTCAAAGATATACCACTCGCTGCTGGTAATACCTTTTCACTTACAAATGCAACTAACAAAAATTTTGCTTTGTTATCAGGAACTGTTCCTGACAACCCTTCATATGGTAGTTCACAATTAGTAGGTGGTTTTTTAAGTTTATTCTGTAGTGATGTAAACATGAAACAAACATCTAAAGTGCCTAATTTGATGGGATATTTAGTTAATCCTCAATATTCTATTGATGAAGGAGGGGTCACTCTTGCACCAAAAGGTAATAAAGTTACTGTAATAAATAGTATACCTTTTAACGAAACACCTATAATAAGTGAAGATTTTGATGGGGATACTAGTTTAGGTATTATCCCACGTATGGCAGGAAATGCAATACAAAATTTATCACAAGGATTCATAATGAAAACCGACCTGAAAGAAATGTTTAAAGATTTAGGTATCTATAGTAATGACCATGATTTTGACCATTTTTATGATGACTTAGAAAAAACTAGACTTGATGATGGTGGTACACAGTTTTTTAGGGGTAATATATCAGCAGCAATAGTTGAGTTTAGTCAAGATAGAAGAACTTTTAATTTAATATCAAGAAGTCTATCTGACCGTGGGTTATTGGGGTATCCACGCCCAACAGTTCCCGTGCTAGGAGAACTTGGTATTGCCATTGCAGATACTCTGGGTGATATTTTTCCAAAAGTAGGAGGAGGTTCTCGTGGTTATGTAGTAGGAACATTACATCCTTACTTTGACCATCAATTTGATACACTATATGCTACAAACAAAAGATACCTTAAATATGCATCCTCTGGTATAGCAGGTCCTGAGTTAGATTCAAACACTAATGCTAATGAAAATAACACCATTTTTAGTGATATTTTTTGTACTATTGATAATACTAACGCATTTGAGTCAGGTGTCGACAATCCACTTATAACTAGTGCTGTTGAACTATCTACAGAAAAATCATTAAATGGAGGACAATCTTTACGATTATATCACAATTGGGGATATTCTACAGCAAACACCGTTTTACAAAATTCTTTTGGTGCCAGTGGTAATTTAAATCCTCAAGTTATAAGAGCGTCAGTATATGACATACCAGCCCCTGCTTACCAATGGGATGCTTCTATGAATACTTTATCTGCTACAGAACCTTTACCCGGTATAAGTGGTAATATGTCTGTAGTTGTACCTGAAATATCTATGGGTATAAACATAAGTAAGTTATCTCCTATGGTTACATTGAATTTGGGGACTGATTCTGATGATTTTAGTAAAGTTTATAATTATTATGCTAGTGGAAGTAGTGGTATTGCAGGTGGTATAACGGCTACTGATTGTAGTAGTTTTGAAAATACGTTTTTACGTAGTGTGGTTATTACATTTTCTAATTACAAACCCTTACCAGAGCACACAACTGTAGATAAATTCTTAAATTATGGTATGGAAAATTTCTATACCGGCAAAGAATATGATAATATAGTGGGAGGTATTGTGTTTTGTAGATATGGTATTGATGGTGGTGAGGTTGGTGCTAAAAATGATGGTGATAACATATATGCGTATACCTTACCCGTAGCCCCTATAAAACAAAGACAAGGAGGAACAGCTAACGAAAAGGTAAATTTTACAACTGGTATGGGAAGAGTAAGTGGTAATTCTACAGGAGACATACCAAATTTAGACAAAATGGTGTGGGGTTTCCAACAAGTTAATGATACTAATATGGCAGCTGATACTCAAATGAGATATGTCAAACTACCTACTAATGGTTGGTTTAACATGAGATGTTTTATAGACCCTCAGCAAACAAATGGAACCGGTAGTTTTGTAAAAAGAATATACGCACCTTCTAGTTCAACTAACCCTTCTTACCCACAAGCAGGTGGAAGTATCATGCGTGCTATTTTTGAAACTAATGAAGGTATGAACCAACATTCAGGAGTAGCTTCTCAGTCAGGGTCAATTAATGATAATACTATAAGAAATTTACAATTTTTAGATATAGGTTTTCCAACTGGTAAACCAACCGGTGGTGGACAGTACCCATCAGGTGGTAATAATTGGGATTTGACTTCTTTAGATAGCCAGAGGTTTTACCCTAAACATATGACTATATGGGTAAATAATTATAGGTGGGTACAGGGACAAAACTCTAATACTCCTACTAATGGTAATATGTTTGGTCAAGGAGATAATGCAGTCACTGCTCAAGGTGCAAACACAGAGGCAGAAGTTTTTATTGATAATATTAGATTTTTAAATTTCGGACCAAAGATTGAAAACTGTACGAGTGGTGTGGGTAAAAATAATCTTATATTTAAACCTAATCAATTTTTCTCTCCTAGAAGCGCTATGATAAGTGGTGCAATAGGAAATGGCACAACTACATTTCCAGCTAAACAGATAAATAGTTGGGTAAGGGCTGCTCCTATAAGTAAAACTGCGTTAGTTAATGTTACTAGTGGTGACTCTACTGGTACACTTTTATCAGATAGAGGTGCTATAACTACTGCTGATTTAGAAAATATGGGTAATGTTACAGCTGTTGACGCTACAGGTACTAAATACGCTAATACTATAGCTGTAGCTGGAACTGGTATACCAGCTGGTGCTTATTTAGCTATAGTAGATGCTACAACTATTAAATTTATTGATAGTTCGGGTGGTAGTGAAGTTCTTGCAACAAGTAGTGGTGAAAAAGAGTTGACTTTTACTAGCAGTGGTAGTCTCGAACCATATTATAATATAGCAACTATGTATGAATATAACGCCGGACAGAATGTATTATTTGGATTTAATGAAAAAGCAGATTTACCTATTACACCTGCTGCCGATGGTGTAGCACAAGGTTATCTTATGTTTAATAACTTTTATTCTAGCACCTATGATGAACTCAAAGATTCTCCTATTGCTAACGCAGCCGGAGCTAATGCTTTTAAAAACAAATATTTAGCTACAAATGCAGGTGGACTTCTCAGTATGACAGATACTCACGAAACGATTGACGAATTAGGAGCTACTATGTATGCTACACGTCGCATAACAGGTGGTTCTAATAATCTTTCAGGTTCTGCATTTTTAGTAACTAGTGGTGAATCTAATAATGCTATAAGTTTACGCACAGGTACAAGTAATTTTGTTAATAATGATGGTTTTAGACAAAAAGGATTTATTCGGTTAGATATTAGTGGAGCAAGTGGAACTCCTAACCCTGCTAACTGGGGTAAAAGAGAACATGTGTGTGCTAGTGTTAAAGTTATGGACTTTGCAGGTATGACAGAACAGAAAAATAATCCTATCGAAACTTTACAACGTAATCAAATTAGAGTTTCTGATACTAGTATTTTCAATTATGAAGACCCTGATGAGACTTACGTTCTTTATAGAATGGGGGGTATTATATCTTCTACTGCTGTTGGAAATAGATATAGACTAACAGGTTTAAAATTAGACCGTGATACTCCTATAAAAAACAACATAGTTACATTTACTACTAATCTGCAAAATGCAAATGATTCTGATTATGTATTATTAAATTCAGAGACCGCACCGTGGGTGTGGGTAAGTCCGGAAAAGTATTGGGTTACTATGTTAGTGGACACTCCTCCCGATTTAACACCTAGAAATTATGAATCCGTGGGAACAATTACAGAAGTACCAACCACAAGTAATGTGACTGGAACTACATTTAACGAATCAGATTATTTTTATGATGCTAGTTCCGTTGGTACTGGTGGTGCAGCTGGTTTGTATTTTAACTCTTGGAATTTAATACCTACTCCAGATAATAACACATTAATATTAGATAAAGACCTTGGGTATGGTCCTTATGATGCTGAGACTGCTAGCGGTGGACAGGCATTGACAGGTCAAATAAAATACAACCAATACAATGAGTATAGTATAAGTGCTCTACTAAACGAAGTAAGAGTAGGGGATGGGATACCTCTTATGCTTTATACGGATGTAATAGATGGGGAAAAAGAAGAAAGTGCTACATTTTACACTGATAATTATACTACTGATGTACAAAAGCAACCATCTATATTTTGGCAATATTTAGATTTACCCCCTGTTTTGAGTAATTTAACAGTTAGTGGTGCTGTAAATGTAGATAATATTGATTTATACAATTTATCTTCTACCAATCTTTCTTCTGTTGTATTTAATTGGACCGAAACAAACGGTGATGATATATGGTATAGATTATTACACGTTAGTGATGGCGCAATAAATAATAAATATCACAATGCAATAATGTGGTTACCTTTAAATGAAGGTAATGTAGATGCATCTACTGCCCCAAGTTACACTGTTTACAATCCTAATTCAGAAAGCTCTGGCGCTTGTACGGTTGGTTCCGCAGTTCGTACAAGAATAGACGGTCAAGGTGGTTATGCACCCATTTTAGAAGGAAGCACTAATGGTAAAATAACAGTACCTACCGCTACTAATACTGGGTTAAAGGATTTAAATAAATTTACTTTATCTTTACATTATACACCTAGCACTGATGATAAAGGTAATACACGATATATTGTTACACAAACAGATGATATGGCAGATGCTGATAACAACTTTTATATATTTAAAAATAGTAGTAATAAGATTGTAGTTAGAATGGGTGTAGCTACTTTCTTGACTGGTAGTAGTACGATTACGTGTGATAGTAGTGTACCAACCTCCATAATATTTCAATTTCACAGTGGTAGTACAAGTGATGTCAAAGCTAAATTATATATTAATGGTGCTTTAGAAGCCACAAGTATCAATAATCAACTAGTCACAGGTTCAAACGATTTTGTAGTAGGAGGACGCTTTCAAAGTGGTTATAATGGGACTACAGGTAGGGTTGAAGAAGTTGTATTATGGAATACTATTGTTGAAATACCACCACAAAATTCATATATTTATGACACTAAAGATTTAGAAGAAACTGATGGAACCACGTTAGGTGCTAACCAATCTTATAATGGTAGAGTGTTTGCTGCTGACTATCATAACTTTAGAGGTAAAGGACCACAGAGTATAGGTACGACTAATCAAGTTTCATGGAGGCCTACCACGGTATGATATTATGGGATTAACGTGGTATTCAGATTCAGCAGCATCAAGCACAACTACAACTACAACTGTTAACACTGAAGTTTATGCTAAATTATCTTTTAGAAGTCCAGATGTTAGAGCAGTATATGTAGATTGGGATGATGGCACAAGTAATAAAATTGATGAAGCAAATTTTCAATGGGCTACTACGACAGAACCAGTCAAAAGTATACTATTATCACATACATATAATAAAACAGGTTCAGTGGCTACTAATACTTTTAATCCAATAGTACAAACAATAAATAATGATGGTATAGTTTCTCAGTATTATGGTGCAGATAGTAGTAATACTGATGTAACTCCCTTTAACACACTCGCTAGTGTTTCTGGTTTAAGAGTAAATGATTCCGCACCCACTGCTATTATGCGTGTTGAAAACACTTCCTTTAATTCAGGAATAGATAATTCTATTTTAGAAATAGAGGGTGGACAGAAAGTATATTTGGCTATAGCCCCTACTTTAACACGAGCTGAGTTGACAGGAACTATTCAAGAAATTCAAGTCTCAGTTGAGGGTGTAGTTGCCCGTAATAAATATAATTCTAACAGTGGCACAGAAGACCAATTAGCTTTAGGTGCAGACATTTCTCAAGAAACTACTACATTTCCTGTAGATTTTACCGTAGCAGCTAATCAATATGGTGTATATGATTTCTGGAGTGTTATGCATCCTAACGAAAATGGTGTATTTAATAAAATTTTAAAAGTTTCCTATGACAGTTGTAAATCTGTAGGAACTACAGCTGCCAATGCAGGAACTGATTACACTACCAATGAAGTATTTAATAGATTTAAAATATTTTTAGTTACTAAAGCTAATGATGGTGAATATTATCCTATAACTTATGTTACGGCAGGAAGTCCTGTTAAAAGTGTAGATGATAATATGCGCTATACAACTCTTGAAATGGGACAAAGTAGAGCAGCTGCTGCTAATGTAGCTCTATCTAATTATAGATATGATAATGGTAAAATGTGGTACAGTCCTGTAAATCAATGGGCTCTCAGCACCAATATTCTCGGTACAGGAACTAAACAAACTGCCAGCTCTAAACAATTACACTATTCATATATATTAAACCCGGAGGGTGTAAACTCAGTAGCAGCTGGTCAAGCAGTATTTGGCTCAGGTGCTGATTTTAAATGGTACAAACAAAGTGATGCTGATAATCAAATAAGAACTAATCAAGTTGCTTTAGATGATTATGGTAGATTTTTTACTCAATATTATGACGTTCGTACTTCTGTAGAGGCAGCCTCAACTGAGGGTAGTGTGATAACAACTAACCAACCTGAGGTATTGTACTGTAAACCATGTCCTAGCTGGACAAGTGTAGCAAATGCTACCGACACACCTTTAACAGACCAGTCAAGTAATATGAAAAACAATGGAAGTGGAACTATATTTAAATTAGCTAGTGTCAATAGTGTAGCTGTTAAAGACCTTGCAGGTGAAGATGTAGACGAAAACCACGGAGAAAAAGAATATTTATTATTAACATTTGATAGTAAAACTAACAAAGTATTTATAAATGCATCTACTTTTGTAAGAGGTTTAGGATATGACCCAGATAGTTTTGATGTAGATGTTAATGGTTTTAAAATAGCAGGGGTAGAGTATTTGCGTGTAGATGACGCTGGTACCAAAATTCAGAATGCATACTGGAAACCTTTACTTTTTGAAGATACTACAAAAATATCACGTGAAATAGCTGAGAGTGATAAATATGTTGATAAGAGTGGTTCTTTCGCTAAATCTGGATATATAACTTTTGATATGCCTACAGATTGGAGTGCTATATCTGCTACGAATTTATGTGGTGGAAAATTCAATACTACTGCTAATAGTCTTGCTTCATGCACAGCTGCTGGTTTTGATGACGTTACAGTTACTGGTACAGCTGCTACTACTGCTGGGGGTGTAACTGGATATGGTGATGGGTTTGTTTCAGTGGCTTTAGCCGCAGCTTCAGATAAAACACAGGTAGAAACTATAGGAGGGGCTTCAGATATAGCAGCTTATAAATATATATTTATTACAAAAACGGGAACTGGCTCAGGTTCTGCTTTTTGGATTGCAAGTGGTGCAAGTAACGGTTATAATGCCAGTGCAGGAAGTCATGGTACTCTCTATCTACAGGTAGGTACAGCTACATCACCCGGGGGAGCAACTACAAACTCTAATTTAGTTTTACCTAACGGTACTGTAACTGGTACTATAAGAAGAATTAATATTTATGATGTAGTTAATGGTGCTAATAAGGTGTATCAGGATGTTCCCACTAACACTAATTTAAATAATGCTTTGTTAGTAACAGCTGGTATGGATACTTACAACGCAACATCTCCTTCTTATTTCCAAAATTTATATAATTTAACTAATTTTACTAGCACATCATTTGCTACTAATGATAAATATCTTTTAAAACTTACACTTAGTGGTACTACTTTAGCCGGTACTGCTGATAACGCTTGTCCAGAAATAAACAATGTTTTTGATGGTAATCAAGGAGACTCTGCTATTATTAAAAATGTAGATGATTCAGCATATAATTTAAATTCTCTAGCCATCACAAGTGATATAAGTGTAGGTAGAGGTGGACAGTATTTCAAAGCTATTACTAGAAAGGGTAAAGTTCATATAGTTAAAACTGGTATAAGCTTAACTGAGATAGGTTTTAGTAGTGTTGCTTTAGGAGATGAAAGTACTGGAACTGTAGCTACTGAGGGAGCGTCAACTTTGTATGGTCATCTACATAAGATAAGAAATATCCAAGCTGATGCTGTTCCTGTTTATTGGGATGAGCCTCAAAAAGATGGGACTTTTGTAAGATTCTGGGGAATAATTAGTAATGTCAACGAAACCCGTGGAGTAGGTGGTCCAAGGGCTACTATGAACTATACCTTTACTTTGATTGTAAAGGATATAGCTTTATTACAAAATAATGGCATGTTAATGACAGACCGTTTCCCTCTAGGAGGTTTAAAGAATGACCGAGATTACTCCTGAAGTTAGGATAGAAGGGATAAGTGTTGACTACATAGATGGTATGTATCAAAATACAGGTGGGTTAACGTCTGCTACTTTACAATTTAAACTACCTAAAACATATGCAGGCTATAAACATCTTTGGAATAAAGAAGTTACTTTCGTTCTCAACAGCTTTGAAAAACCTTTATTCAGGGGTTATATAAAAAGAGTAAAAGAAAATTTCGATGATGTAGAAATAATTGCTCAGGATGTAATGGGTTATATGGTGAAAGGTGGTAACCCTGAAAAAGCTAAAATAGCATTAACAGATAGAGAAAACCTTGACGGATTAACCGCTGGTAATGCAATTCGTAAGGCCATATCTATGGCTCTATTAGACACCAAAGTTAAAACAGATATAATAGGCGATACTACGCCCTCTGTAAGCTCTTCTAGGCCCCCCTTGAGAGGTACGTTAGGCATTCTAGAAATAATTAAGGAAATGGTTGGTAGAGCAATAGATAATAGTGGGACACTACCCAGACCTAATATGGCTAAAATAGTTGATGATGGTAGTGCTTCTCAGTTGGTAATAGAATTAGAAAGTGATGTAGATGTAGATGATGTTAAGTATGTATTTACTGAGCATAATAATATAACTGGTTTGAAAATTGTAAATAGAAAAGTTCCTACGATTGTTGTAGTTAATGGGCAGGGTGGTGTAAAGGGTACATTTTCACACGATACTGCTATAGAAGCCTATGATAGAAATTATTTAGAAGTAACTAATGGGGCATTAACTTCCCCTGCTGCATGTAAAGATTTCGCACAAAAACTTTTTAGAGCTAACCTTGTAACTCAATATGAATATGGTATAGAAACCTTTGAAGGAGCTCACTTAGAAGAAAATGATGTAATACGTATTGAAACAGAAGACCGTAAATTTTCTGGTAATTATAGAGTGCGTGGTAAAAAAATTAATTTTACACCTTCAAGTTTTAATGTAGGATTAAATATTAATAGAAAACCACCAACACTGGTGGAATATATAAATCAACAAGACAACTAAGCTGAAGTTGAACCCATTAGTTCTGTTATTGTAACGTAGGTTTGACAGTTAACTGAAGTACCATCTGTTTGGTTATCTCCCGTTACTTTTAAATTTACACCTTTTGGTACAATAAAATCTAAACCTTCTGAATTACTGCTAGTATATGCAGTATCACTTGTAATAACACCTACGGCTGTACCGTCTATGTATATAATAAAATCATAAGCCTTTACTGTTCGAACACTTGGGTGTGCTCTTACATTTACTTTTACATCTGCTGTAGTGCTCATGGCATCATCCATGATTGTTTCTGCTGCGTTGGTACAGGCTACTGGACCACTAAAATAAAATCCCATAGGTAGGGGATTGTATTGGGTCATTTGTGAGCCTGAATATACTGAGTCTGCTGTTATTGCCATATTTTATCTCCTTATGCTACGTTGGTTCCTCCACGAGGGTTACCAATCACACCATCATCTCTTCCATTAGTTGGGGCAAAATCTCCTGCCATACCATTACCACCGCTGGATTCACCATTGGCGGGGTTTATTGTTCGTGCGGGAACAGTACCTGCTGGTTGCATACCATTAAACTCACCGCCACCCATGCGGACAACATCGTCTATCATTCCATTTGAATCAAGACCTGCTGTTAGTCCCATTTTGCGACCGTATCCTGTAATATCTGTTTCGAATTCCATGGTTAGATTTCACACTTATCTCCAACACAAGCATACTCAGCTTTTCCCTGAGTGTTATCAGTCTGCTCATATTGAGACAATTGCGTATAGTTAATTAGGGGGAGGGTCTTTATAAGCCTTTCGTAAGTTCTGTGGTCAATTTCCTCATATGGAGCCAATTCATACTTACCTCCATCATAAGGTAAAAAGGATACTCCATTAATAATATCCCAATTTTTATACACCCAGTTACCTACTTCGAACCATTCATCATCTCTGACATACACAGTCATACTTGCATTGTGTTCACACCAATTGTGCTGTAAGTTTTTATAATGACTTAGTTGGTCAAGGGCTGAGACATCCTTACGTGTCATACAACCGTCTGGAGATTTGACAGGAAATTCTAACACCCATGTGGATGCAGTTTCTTTATCCTGTCCTACCTCAGGATGACATTTAATTCCTGAATCTTTAGCTAATTGGAACAATGGGTCACGAGATGAGATTCTATAACGACGTATGTAGTATTGTGAGTATCTTGGGTGGACACCAGACGCAGAGTCAACAAGTTGTGAAACAGTTCCTGATGGCTTAACACATGTGGTTGCAACAGGTACATTTATACCCATTATCTTAGCTGCTTTACGAGATATGCGCAAAACACGGCTTTTAAGCGCCGCTAATGCCTCCGATGTTAATATTGAAGGGTTATCCATCTGCCCAGTCAAACTAACACCTAGAAGCCTTTCTACGTCACAGTTCTTTTTCCACTCTTTTCTTAGATAAGGAAAGTCCGTAAAGGTTGCTTGTATTACACCAAGCCATGTTGCTGTCTCAACTTTGTCTAACAAAGAGTCTAAGTCGTCCTCAGCTCGTACTACTACTTCCGAAAGGTTACAAAATTCCATATCTCGCAACATTATTTCTCCACAGGGATTGGTTCCCTGAATAAGAGGAGCGTAACGTCTCGATGGAGCTTTGCTCTGTGCAGCACTAAGATTAAATATACCTCTTTCTCCAGTGCCTGATAGAGCTAATGACGCCCATTCTTTCAAAAATTGTGCTGCGGAAGGCTTCTCCCTAAATATAGCGCTATTGTTTGCCATAGCTCGTTTAATAGGGAAAGGCCACTCCTTAGCGTGACGCATTTCTTTGTCATCAAGGTCACTCAATGAGATTTGTGAGCTGCGTCTAACTCCACCTACTACCACTATTTCTGCAATTTGATTACATATATCGTGAGCTTCTAGTGTAGTAAGTTTACGACCTTGGGCATTGTGCATGGTCTCACGTATGAAATCATGCAACTTTACTAGAGGTTGTGGACCAGATGCTCTACCTCCCATAGTGTTTAGTCTAGCACCTTCAAGTCTAATCTCTGAGTAATCGAAATAGATGTTCTGTCCTTCATATAGACTTCCCATAAGAGTCTTTACTGAGTCAGCCCATCCTGCTTTAGAATCATCTATAACCACCTTAGGTAATGCTTGTCCACTTTTAATCTCTGGAACAACAGGTAGTTTATCTACTTCTTCTTTTTCTACAGAAAACCCAAAACCAGTTCCACACATTAAAACATACAGACATTCGGCAAAAGCCTCCACTGTATTAATCTTACCAAATGCACAATTATATATGCAGGTATTATCGAATTTAGCAGCAGGGCCAGCAGCCCATAAAAAACGCATGGAGGGCATGACTGCAAACTGTGTCATATAGTTTCTAATCTTACTAATTGTTTTATCAGGTATCTCTGGTCTTTCTGAAATTATAAAACCAATAAATCTTTCTATCGTCTCAGGCCAATCTTCTCTACGGCCTTCATTCTCTAACCAACGTGAATACGTTCTTTTATATATAAATTCTGCTACTTCGTTCTTAAACATTTTACCACTCCAAATGCGGTTCATTACTATAGTTTATGCTACTATAAAAGCCTTTTTCTAATTTTCAAAAAACTATTTATAGTCTGTTAAGACTCGCCTACCACAAGTGCAATCTTCATCTGGATTACACTTGCAGCGACTTAGTGAAGAAAGAATACCCATTTATTCTTCTTCGGCTTCAGACAATATAATATCGCCCATGCCATAATCACCGTTGATGTGGTCTTGTATGTCAAGTTTTTTAACTTGCATAGGTTCACGTTCACCGGTATGAGGGTTGAATCTCAAGATGTTAGTTAAAGGATTGTGGACTGGTTTAACTTCGTCCATAGGTTCTTCTTCTACTTCTAGAGTAACAACCTCTTCTTCAACTTCTTCCTCTTCTTCTATTACTTCTTCAACTTCCTCTTCAAGTTCTTCTTGAGCTACTTCCTCGACAACTTCGTCTTCAATAGCTTCTTCTTCCTCAGGTAATTGTGCTTCAGCTAATCTTGCTTCTAACACAGCTTTTTTACCTTTGACGGAAAGTCCTAATTCTTTTAGGGCTGCTTTAAGTTCTTTAACTTTCATCTACTCCTCCTTGCTACATTCGCATGTGCATGAGCAGTCGTTACAACAACACATTATTCGGCCCTCTCTATTTTCTTTCCGTCTTTGTCTACCTTCCACATTCTTCCTTGTGCGTCAGGTACGACATCGTATTTTGGTTGAGGCGTCTCAACGACTACCTCTTTTTTGACGTCAACGTCAACTTTACTGCTAGCTTTTTTTGCCATGATATCACTTTTTCTTACGGCGTCCCGTAGTTTTTCTTTTTACCTTGCGTTTGACTTT